CGTCTCCATCATTCCACTTGTAAAGAATCTTCATAGCATGAATCGTAGCTTGTAGTGCCGAAGTCCCAGAATTGGTAAACACTCCGTATTTGTTACCATGAATTCTGGCAAACTTAGTCTCAAATTCTTCAGTCATTGGGCCGTAAGAGAGTCGGTTACTCTTTAGGGCTTTAACAGCCATAGCAATATGCTGTTTAGTCAGCGACAATGTACCTACATCAATCTGCATAAAAATAAACTGTTATAACGGCTGTAACTACCGTTTAGTTCTCCCCCCACTTCCATTTCCTCTACTTTTAAACCAGCTTCCCTAAAGGCTGTAAACAGCGCATCCATACTATATTCCTGTAAATAATGCGGCTGTTCCCATTTCTCCTGTCCTTTGGGTGTTGAATAACTCCAGTCTTCTCTTATAAATGTTCCTTCTACGGCAAACTTTCGCCACAGAATAATACAAACATACCTTTTCGCAACTCTTGCGGCTTCTTTAATCGCTGCTTTATAGTCATCTACGTGGTCCAGTGCGTGTAGTAAAACTACACAATCCCAACTGTTATCCTCCTCTTTTAAGTGTCGCATATCCTGAACTTCAAAGTCACCTTCTGGAAACTCACGCTTGGCTGTTTCGATCATCGTTCTGGAATAATCTACACCTTTATAATCAAATCCAAAGTCTTTATTCAAAACATAAAGGGGACCAGTACCGCAACCAACATCAAGCAGAGTTTTAACTTCTTTGTTTTTTAACAGGTTTAAAATATAAAGGCGGTGGGGGTGCGGCCCATGTTGGTAGGGTAATTCAAACTCTTCACTTTCCCAGAAAAATTTAGGGTCTTTAATCATTTAATTTATCCGCATCCTTCTTTATCTTGGCATCATATTCATCTGGGTCACTTTGCATAAGTTGTGTATTTGTGCCAGCCATTAAGTGTATATATCTCACTTTGTTAATATCAGCCCACTTTATTCCAGATGCTTCCATTCTGGTAAGAAACTCCCTTTGTACAAGAATGGAAAGTGTCGGGTCATACCCACCCACTTTTTCCCACGCTTTCTTCTTAATAACAAACAACCCTTCATCTCTCCACCCGTGTAAACTCAAAGGGTCAAACCAGTCACGCTTCTCTATCGCCAAAACATCAGCTCTGGTTCTTGGTATCTGACAAGGCCATATTAAATCGTAACCGTTGTCCAAATACTTACAAATTCCAGTTAACCAGCCTTCCATTACAAACGCATCATTTTGTACAAAAGCCAAATACTCTCCTTCTGCGTTTTCTGCACCTAAGTTTACACAAGCAGCATAACCAGGGTCAGGGTCAGGTTTTAACCATTTATCTATTTTCAAAACATGGTAGTCATCTCTTACGGGAACATGGGTTCCCTTACTTGGTACTGGGTCTACTAAAATTAATTCATAATCTTCTGAATCAGTACTCATATTAATCTGTCTTACACACGCCATAGTCATATGTGCTGAAAGGAAAGTATTGTTATAGGAAGTTACAATACAAGACGTTTTCATTTATATCCTTTAAGCCTAAAATCAAACTCTGGTTCTGCGTGTCCCAATTCATTGTTGCCATGTCCATACCCAACGGGTATTTCCTCAATGTTTTTAAAACCCCGTTCCTCCATCTTAAATCTCAGGTAATCCTTGGAATATCCACATAGGTGAAATTGTCCTTCTCCGTCTATACCAGTCGTGCCGTTTAATAAACCCATCACCCTGTACCAAAGTGGTGTATTGGGCTTTAAAGCTGGCAATAATTGGCAGGCTACAATAACATTCGGTACTTCAATTTCTACAAACCCGCCAGGTTTACAAACATTGTAAGCTTCTCTAATAGCCAAATTCCCATGTTCCATAGAAAGATGTTCCAGCATATGTACCATAATCACCTCATCAAAAGAATCACTGGGCAGTTTTAGGTCAATCGCATCTCCGTAAATCCAAGGAGAATCTGGGTGTTCTTTATCCCAAGTTTGGGCTAAATTATTATCGTTTAAAGGTGCTGAAGAACCAGGGTAATAATACTTATCTACGTTGGTATATCCAGCTATAGGTACGTTTCCACACCCAATGTTTAATTTTGGCATAATCCTTTTATATCCTCTCTTATGTTAGTTGTCAGTTTCTTTTTATAAAGTCTTTTAAGCAAAGTTGTATTGGCAATAGGCCATTCAATCTCCTGTTTATTCTCGTAAACAACAGGTACTTTTCTGAACTCCGAAAAAGTCTCAGCTACTTCTTTTAAAGAAACTCCCTTCCCCGTACCTACGTCTACTATCTTTCCGTTCCAATTCTTCCCCAAAGAAGCTTTTACAATACTTACAACATCCCTCACATGGATAAAGTCCCGTGTCGCTTTACCCTTACCCCAAACCGTAATTGGCTTTTCTTTTAGAAAAAGGTTTATTATCGAACCTGAATTGTTATTCATTCCCTTACCAAAAACATTGTAAAATCTTAAAATTACCGTGGGTACGAAGGGTGTTATTCTCTGAACAAAAAGCTCTGCCCAGTACTTACTGTCGGCATAAGGTGTTTTCCAAGGGTGATAAATGTGTAGAGTAGAAGGGTAAACCAGCTTCTTTTTATACTTCAGGCACAGTTCTGCCACTCTCGCCGTACCAAAAGTATTAGTTAGATAAAAAGGTATTGGGGTTTTTTTAGACTGCTCAACATTAGTCAAAGCCGCCAAATGAATAACCACATCACACATTTTTACAAACTCCTCAAAACCTTCTTCAAAAATATCGTTGCCTTCTGTTAAATCCCAAGTGGTTACATTGTGGCCGTCAAGTAAGGGAAGTAAGTTTTCTCCTATGAATCCTGCCGAACCTGTCACTAGACACTTCATGTTTTTGGCAACCAAGTCTTAGGGTCATAACTCTCCATATTGTCAAACTGCTGTACATACTCATCCATTTCTCTTCTATGGCCTTGCATCTCTGGGGTAATTTCTTTTGGATAGCCCCAGTTTCCGCCTTGTTCTTTACCAAAAGGATGGTAAGCACGAAGTCTCGTAGTCCTACCAGTTTTCCACCCATTCGATTTTAACCTGCTACAAATTACTCTTTCTTCTTTGCCTCTATCTCCACGGATTAAAAGTGCATCACCCTCATCCTTCCACCCACCCGCATCCCAAACTGCCTGTCGTCTCATAATTCTCATTACTGCACCACACATGGCTACATCTTTGACATCATCTGAATCATTAGGATTGAGACTTTCATCACCAATTACAACATGGGGGTGCAGGGAAATTGCACCATAATCAGGCCGTTCGTCCATAAACTTAACCATCTGTGTTAACCAATCAGGTTCAAGGTCAGGCACATAAATGTCATTATCACTGGTAATAAAATACTCACTCTCTGCTAAAGATAAGGCTATTTGCCAAGCTGCCGTAACTCCAATATTACGAGTCAGGTTAATAGTCATAAATATCTCTTTTTCGTAGACTTTGGCAATATCGTCATTACCCCCATTATTGATTAAAAAGAGCCTGTACGGGGCTTTAGTGCGCTCAAACAGGTATGTTAAGGTCTGTTCGGTGAACATTGGGCGCAGGTAGGCACAGATAAAAATATCGATCATATTACCCCAATCTTTGAATGTACTATATAGTTGTAATCATCTATAGGTTTACTGTGGTATTTTCTTGTGTAGGTGTACCAGATCGCAAAATCATTTCCCCAGGGATTTCCTAACTCTTTAACTATCTTCCAGCGGGGTTCGCTCTCATGGTCTACCATAAAAAACTTCCGTATCTCAGGAAATTTCATCTGCATGGCTGCACTGAAATCATACGGAGTTGACATGAAAAGATCTCGTTCCCCTGGAATCTGTTTGCCTTCATCGTCTTTGGGGTTGTAGTTAAGTTCACTGCAATCCATTCTTAAATGTTGTTCGGGGTAAGCTCCTAAATCATCATAAACACTTCTGTGGAAAACAAACGTACCATTCACTATTTGCCCCCCGCCGAAGATTTCGTGTCCGACTTTTTTCTTTTTGGGTTTAAAAGCACCTCTAAGTGCTTCTGTATTGTCTGGGTGGATATATCTGGCCCCGAAGTTGAACATCTTATAATCTGGCCATCGTCTAAAATAACTGTCCACTCTCTCAAGATAATAGGGCTCGTATTCGTCATCCGAATCTAAGAAACAAATAATCTCACCTCTGGCTTTTTTGAGCCCTGCGTTGTAGGCGACCACTCGTTCTGCATGGTCTTTGTTGATAACCTTTGCCCACTTCGGAAGTGTAAACTCGACAGTTGAACCGTCGTTGACAACGATCCATTCAAAGTCTTTGAAGGTTTGTTTCTCAAGGCTTTCACCCGCTCTTTTAATACAATCTATCCTGTACTGATTCCAACAGTGAACAGGTGTTAAGACTGTGTATCTGGGTTTTTGTCCCATATCTTTGCATAGATTGCCTTATCTACATTCATTTGCTCCGCATCGCCTTCAACTTTAAATCCCGTGGCGTGGGAAATATGAAAAGTTCTTAATCTCTCACTACCCGCTACTTTCATCCCTGCTTCTTCCATCCTTCTTGTTAAATCGACATCGGCGGCATAGTTCATAAACCTTTCATCCAATAACCCGCCTAGTTTGTCAAACATTCTTTTAGTGGTAAAAAGTGCCGAACCGTCCCGTGTGTCATTGTTCAAACTTGCTTCTGTCGGTTTATCCAGCCACTTGGTTCTGTGGTCTCTGGCTTCAATTTCTCTGCTGAATACTTCACCATACATTGGTTTGCCGTAAACCAAATCAACATATTTTAAAGCGTCTTTCATATCCTCTACCCAGTGTTCATAAACCTGCACATCAGTACAAATTATGGCCAAATACTCACCAAAAGCTGCTCTGATCCCCTGATTTACAGCTTTAACATAACCTAAATTCTCCTTGTTTAGAATTAATTTATCAGCGTGCCAGTCATCGGTCTCCACTCCTATAGGTGAAGCGTTGTCTACAATAATAATTTCAATCGGGTTATCACCTGCAAAGTATCTAATCGAACCTAATGCGTGGCCTGTGTAATGAAGCAGGGGGTAATCTATATTAAATACGGGTACTATAACCGAAGTTAATCCTTCAATCGTCTGGTGGGGAATACCGTCTCCCATCATCTCACTGGGTTCCTGTGCTTCAACTTTCTGGGGGTTAGCTTCGAGATTGTGCTTGGAACACAAGCTCCAAGTCAATCCGTCACCATAGGTTGCAGGTTCTTGGCAAACTGAACAAAGTTTAAGATCCACCTAATTTTCTCGCAATCTCTGCCACCTCTTTGGCAGTATAAAGTTTTAAATACTTAATTCTTAATCTCGTTAGAAGCCCCTTCGATTTTGGCGAAACAGTCGACTTCTGAGATAAACGCCTTATTTTTTCCAACTTCCAGCGGTTCCCAAACACCGTGATGAACATAAATCACATCTCCTTTCTTGAAGTCTTTAACTTCATCTCCTACTTCCAAAACTTTGGCTATGTCAAAGTTTGTAGTATCTGGTCTTGGAAGCAAAATCCCTCCCCGACTGGGGGAATCTTCCTTCAATATCTCTATATAAAGTATGCGTTTAACTGGTTGTATCACTTATTTCCTTAACTTTCTCCAACAATGGTAAATGGCTGTAGTTGGCAAACGCTTCTAAGTCTTTGGGTAAACACCTTCCGCCTAAACCCCGTTTGTCTTTGTAGTAAATCTCTGTGTGGTTCTTCATTCCATAAGGGTGTCTCTCAAGTATCTCTTTTACTCTCTGGTAGTTAGCACCGCTTTTCTGGCAGAAGTCGTATATTTGGTTGGAAAATATTACTTTGGTTGAAAAAAAAGCATTTAGGGAAAGTTTAGCGGTTTCGGCAGTTATGTTATCCGTCATTATAATCGGTGCGTGTTTTGTTACATTTCTGTAAAGTGCGGCTACTTCCTCTCTATGAACTCCGTTTCCTCCTCCTATTAAGACAAAGCTAGGATTCTTAACGTCCTTTTCCCAAGTATCCTCAGAAAGAAATTCAGGGTTGGAAATAACAGCCTCTGGATGAAGTAAGTGAAACAGATGGTCGCCAAAACCAGGCCAAACGGTACTACGAATAATAAAAATCGCACCCTGTCTGTATTCGTTAATCTGCCGTACAAGTTCAATAATATCTGAAACAACGTACTGACCCTCTTTAACTGGGGTAGGAAGGCAGATAAAGACATATCGGCACTCAGATACCTCCTGTAAAGAACAAGTTGATCTGGATTCATCTATATCAAACCTTTTTTCAATGTTGAATAGTGTACCTGTTGCGTTGCCTACAACTCCGTTTCCGACAATGGCAGCAGTAGTCATTCAATTTCCTGCAACTCTTTTCTTTGATCCCTATATAACCCTAATTTCAATCCATCGTAGCAAATATGGCATAGGTGAATATACTTTTCAATAAAAGGGAAATGAAGCATATTATCTCCTTTAAGTAAATCATTGCCACAACGATCACAAAGTTTTTTGGTTGGTAATTCCAATAATATTTTTTTAGTCATCAAAAAAAAGTGGTTGTAGTTCGTGTTGGAATACATAGTCTAAATTACGGTATTTTCTCAAAAAGTTAGATAAAGCCAAGTCTTTGTAAGAACCAAGTTTGGTAACTATTTGTCCTGCGGTTTCCTTGTGGTAAAGTTTTTCGTGGTGTTTCCTCTCCTCATCGGAAGATTTATCGGGGCCATAAGCCGTATCCGTATTTCCCGAAAGTCCCGAGAGTACATCAATGTTTGAAGAATACTTCCTGAATATGGCGTTCTGGCCGAAAATGTCCCTGAAAGGCGGAAAGTCCTGATTTAGAACTACCACACATTTATTCATACCTGCTTCCTGTGTAATTAGACTATAACTTTCACTCTTGGAAGGCATAATAAATACGTTAGATAATCGGATTATGGCCAGTGCGTCTTCGTAAGGTACTTCTACACTCCACTCATCTTTATACTCTGAAGTAAAAAATAACTCCTCATTATTCAAACCCCAGTCAATACCTACATTTTTTAAATCATCCCTGTAAGTTATCTTATCCCCGCCTGTAGAATGGAAATCCACTACAATCATCCGAATTTTAAGGTTAAAGTCTTTAATCATAGCCATCGTCTTAACCGCCATCTCAACCTGTTTACCTCTATCTAATCGGCAAGGATAAACACAAACCGCATCAGCGTCTAAAATCTTCTTATCACGCATGAATTTCGCAACGTCTGGGGTCAAACCCAATACTTGCGCAACGTCAGATGGGTGGTGGACCACTCTAACTACATCCTCAGAAACTCCAAAATCATTGGCTATTCTTGGAATCGAATAATGGTTAAAGAAAACATAAAGCGAATTGGGAAAGGGTTTTTTAACAAGTTCTAAGTATTCATCGGAAAATATGGGTCTTAGGGCATTTAAAGTAATCGGGCTGGTGGCCGAGTGTATCCAATGCAACCATTTGATCTTAGGGTATTTGGAAGCAATCCTGCGGGCTGCAAAGTTATGTTTTAGGGCTGCGTTTTGGTAAATAACATCGTGTGAAATAACTACGTCAATATCCTTTAAAATAGCTTCCAGGGCTAACTCTGTTTTGGTTACATCCTCATCAAAAGTTTCATCTTTTTTAACTTCGTTGTGGCAGGGTACGTTGGGAATATATGCTAGTTTTACTTCGGGTAAACCAAAAGCCCCTGCGTTTTCGGTCTTAAAACCTTCCTGAACTATTACCGTGGGGTGGTAGCCGTTTGAAACCAGCATCTTAATCTGGTCATTGGCTATCCTACATAAACTGTAAGCGGGGGAAAAATCTGCAAACGTGGTAAAAATACAAACTCTTTTGGGGTCCTGCGCTTCCTCCATATTTTAAGTATGGAACAAAATTTAACGAGTTGTCAAATTTTAAAGCTGATTGGGGATACCAGCTACACAAACCGAACAATTAAAATTGCCACCCTGCTCAATTACGGCATAAACGCCATTCTTGAAAAACAGTGGGTTTGAGAAAACTTGGTTATCGTCATATGTTGTGGATGAATCCAGTATCCATCTAAGGTTAGTTGTAGAAGCAGAAGCACTATCATAGATCTTAACCAAGCCTGATGCACCGCCTGAAACCAACTTTAGAGCTGTAATCTCAACTGAACTTGTAGCAAATAAATGCCCCTGCCCGTTTGCCGTAGGTTCCCATACTGGTTGCGGTAGTGAATATGTTTGTTTTTGTGCCATTATATTGTTGTCGTTGTCGATGTACTTGTCGAACTTGTCGATGTCGAGCTGGACGTTGATGTACTAGTTGAAGTACTTGTTGAACTGGAAGTTGTCGTAGTTGAAGTACTTGTTGTGGTAGTAGTAATCAAACTTGCGTAATACCACGCACCCGTATCGTAAACATAAAGTCTGTTGTTAGCCGTATCAATGAATTGCTGTCCCGTCTGTGGGGCTGTCGGAAAAGCATCACTGGCAGTGTTAATCCACTGTTTGGCTCTTACTAAGTTACTAAATTTTGTTCCTGTTGCGTCTGGCATTATATTGTTGTTGTTGTACTTGTACTAGAACTGGTACTTGTTGACGTCGTTGTGCTTGTACTGGTTGTCGTTGTACTCGTTGAAGTACTTGTACTTGTGCTTGTACTCGTACTCGTAGAAGTACTTGTAAAATTCGCACCTAACCAATTATTACCGCTCCAAGTCCACCACCCATGTCCTGTTGTGTCCCAGTATTCATCACCTATTACAGGGTCAGTAGGCGGTGCAGCCAATGGCCTTACATATCCTATTAAATTCGTTAAATGTGTTCCGCTTTGTCTGTCAGGCATATCTATACCGTTGTTGTTGTACTAGTACTTGAACTCGTCGATGTTGTCGTGCTTGTAGTTGTACTAGTTGAGCTTGTTGTACTCGTTGTGCTGGTTGAGCTGGTTGTCGATGTCGTAGACGTTGATGTAGTAGTTGTACTGGTCGTAGTCGTGGTTGTGCTGGTTGTCGTAGTCGTTGTAGAAGTACTTGTTGAGCTGGTCGTACTTGTAGAAGTGGAGGTACTGGTACTGGTTTGTTGTGAAATCCTAAATCCTCTCCAGTTAAGCCCATCGTAACGTAAATATCCCTGTATGGTTGTACTGTTAATTGACGTGGTATTAAGATATTCATCGCCAGCCACTGGATTAGTCGGATCTGTTGTCCTTCTTTCCAACCTGCCCGCTAAATTACTAAAACTTGTTGTCGGATCTGGCATTTATATAAGTCTAAACTTTGGATTTGCTCCCGTGTCAAGCACTAAGTTATAATTGGCGTCATCATCAATGAGAAGACCAATCTTAGATTGTTTGTATTGCGGGAAGCCTTTTTATCCTGTTGAAGGCCGTGAAAAACTACAGAAGTACTGCAAACCAAGTCATAGGAAAAATGCTTATCGTAGAAGATTAAGAACTATAGGCTAAACCATCTCCAGCGCTAGCCCAAAACCCACGCCAATCTCCGAAACCGTTACTGAATCTCTCCCGTGCCTTATAAAGGTAGGCGTCTGTCTCAAAAGATGTGTCATTCTTGAACTCCGCTCGGTCTTTCCAGAACCAGAGGAAGTTAGCTTGGTCTGTGTCGCAGAGGAACCATGCTGTGGTTGAAGTGTTGTCGAGGTAAATCCAAGGTACTATCTGGAGTGTACCTTTGTAGAAGTTTACATCATTGTCTGCCGTACCGCTGCGCAGGTTACTCTCAAATATAATCCTTGCCGTCTTCTCAAGTGCAATCGGGACATAAATCTTGTTGGGCATAACATCTACTTTCATGCCCTTGTCATCAAGCTGGTTTCTCATTGCCAGTCTTGCAGTTTCGTAGTTTGCTTCAGTTAAGGTAATACCTGTTGCGGAAGCGTTTGATTGTGTTGCCCCACCATCTGATCGTGGGTGGACTGTGGAAGCCAAAGGTACTGCATCTCCGCCTTGGTAACTTGTGTTAAAAGCTCTTTGGAGAACCAGTGAACCTGAGTTTTCTTCCCATCGACGCAGTGATCTGCCCAAAAGTCCTGGCAGGCGGGAAATTATGTTGTATTGGTCATCGTCAATCGCTTCTCTGGAAACCTTGAATCCTTTAGCGTAAACAACGTGGGTGAATACGGTGTCATACATCTGGATTGGGTCTTCGTAGGTAATCGGGGCATTTTCTGGCTTGGGTACTGGATAACCAAAGCCTGTGAAGGCTGAAATTCTTTCATCCTGCTTGGTAGAACTCTTTACTGAAAAGAGTGCGGTAAAGATTCTCTCGGTTTCCTTGTAGTTGTCAAGGAAGATCTCCAGGAATCCTGGCTCTAATGTATCTCCTATGTTTGTTTTAAGTAACATTTATCTCCTTTATGCTGCGTTCTTAGCTGTTGCAGTGTCAAGCCCTGCATTAAACTGACTTTCGTTAATCCTAAATAATCCCTTGCTTGCATTTCCGTCATTGTCAGGGTCAAGTGAAACTAATTGTACCTGTCCGTTTGCATCACTTCTCGTAGCTTCTGTTACCTGATTCCCGCTTGCTACATCATAGAATTGGAATAGGTTTGTTGCAGCAAGATCAGCATCCGCATCGTTGTACCAAAGTGCCGTACCTGCTGGGTCATACTGAATCTGTGCGTAA